GTCCCTTTGCCCCACTAAGTGGCGACCAAATGTATCCAGCACCGGTCGGCACAAAAATCCCGCCCAAGAAAGAGCGGGTGTCGATCTCGCCCAGCAGATTCTTGTCGAGACCGGCCTCCCATTCCACAAGGAGGCCGTGCTGCTTGGCGCGCAGGTTGAAAGAAGTGAGAATGAGAGATGCGGACACTTCATTCAGTGCACTCATCATCTTGTACAATGAGTATATGCGGCACCAAATGGGCAATTGCATGAGTGCAGCGTCCAAAGACGTTGTGGGCCGACCAGTGTCTGTCGACTCCTTCATCTTGAACGTTGCGGCACGCCGGACCCCCTGAGCGTCCGTGTAATAAAACACGCGAGCTGCTTTGCCCCTATCCTCCATTCCTTGGACCCCTTCATTGGACATACCATAACGACGATAAAAGTCTCTGTGCACCGTTTGATGCCATGCCCCACAGGTCAAGTCGCAGCTCTTCAAGTCATAAGCTCCACAAAGAACTCGACCGTCCTCCAACACGAAAACGATGAAATTATCGTCCCCATGGACAATGACGTGAAAGCCTGGTTCAGTGACAACCTGATGAACCCATCGATTCAAAACTTCAGGTGTCGGACTGACACAATAGAACAAAGAAAAGGTGCCAGTGCCCATCTCAAACCGATAGCGGTGCTTGAACTGCTGTTTGAACACCAGCACCCAGCACATCGCCCAGAGACCCACCTCATCCATTGGGAATAGCGGCCTAATCTTCATCCAAAGACCTGACTTCAGTTGCTTGAATGGCAGCTTCTCATCAGTTTTGAGACCGGTTTCAACCATTCCGACAATAACGGGTGACCCCTTCTTAAGTGCTGCAATGCGGTCCCGGTACAACCGCTTCTTACCTTCGCTAAAAGGAGAAGACTCAACATACACCATCAACTCATCAAGACTCAGAGGCGTCGCAGGTCTGAAGTGAAGCATCTCTTCCATCAAACTGTAATCCGAAGTGATGACGTGTTCATTCTCATCTGGCACGGGAGTGTTGAGACGATCCACTATCAAGCCACACAAATGACGTATATCTGACACAGGCTTGCCAAACGCATCAGTGCAATCGCTTCTGATGAAAGCAACGGATGACCCGTGGCCATAAGGTTCAGGAACCAAAATGTCAGACGCCAGCTTTTCTTCCCCGAAC